AGCTACAGCGTTATAGTGCTGTAGGAAAGATCGATACAGGTATTCTTTCCAATCAATTTGACAGTAATATCAAGACTCTTCTCTCTTATATGAAGAAGAAGTCATTTAAAGATGTTCGTGCTTGGGTTAGTGAGAATAGCGACGTAGATGCTAGTGAGTTCTTTCGCGCGATCTACGATAATGCTAGCGAGATGGTAAAGCCACAAGCATTACCTCAACTTATCGTCACCCTAGCTGATTATCAGTATAAGAATGCCTTTGTAGCCGATCAAGAGATTAATATTATGGCATGTCTGATCGAGATTATGAGTGAGGCGGAGTTTAAGTAATGACTCCGTTTGATTTTGTAAATGCTATCACTCATAATAAGAAAGACTTATTCGAGGACGAACCAGAACAGAGTAAAAAGGACTATGCGTCTTTTGTGGTAAATAAAGCCTTGGCATTATATCCAGATTGTCTGTTCTACGCCAATGAGATGAATAGGCTGCATCATCTAGATACCGATCTCCAGTTTAAATATTATCTAAATAGTATTCGTCCAATGAAGCGTTATGCTAAGTGGGTGAAGAGAGTGGATGACGATAATCTAGATGTTGTTAAGCAGTATTATGGCTATAATAATAAGAAGGCTAAGCAAGCACTATCTATTCTATCCGACTCTGAAGTTAACACCATTAAACAAAAATTAAAAAGGGTGGATAGATGAATGTTAAAGTTGATAGTTTGGTAGAGATATCTCTTAAAAGTACTGAAGATTTTCTTAAGGTCAAAGAGACCCTAACACGTATTGGTGTGGCATCCAAGAAAGAGAAAGTTGTGTTTCAGTCTTGTCATATTCTACACAAACAAGGCAAGTACTATCTCGTTCATTTTAAAGAGCTCTTTAAGCTTGACGGCCGCCCTGCTGACTTCGATGAGAAGGACTTAGCAAGACGAAACACTATTGCTAATTTATTACAAGAGTGGGGACTTATTAAAATTACAGACCCTGCTAAGACTGTAGAACCTACCGCCCCGCTAAGTCAGATTAAAGTACTATCTTATAAAGAGAAAGCTGAATGGCAACTTGTGCCAAAATATAATATTGGACGTAACGCAAGGAATTAAATTATGAAAACTAACTTTGACCGCGTTCGTGATTTTATGAACGCATGTGATCAGAACGTTGAAACACGTCCTTCTTTTCCTTTTTTGGAAGACGAGACTTTTCTTCGTGTAAGATTAATTAGAGAAGAGCTTAAGGAGCTAGAAGAAGCTATTGCCTACAAAGATATTGTAGAAGTAGCTGACGCTCTGACAGACTTACTATATGTTATTTACGGAGCTGGACATACGTTTGGTATTAACCTGAACAAGACCTTTGAAGAGGTACATAGTTCTAACATGACAAAGCTAGGACTTGATGGAAAGGCTATTAAAAATACATACGGTAAGGTAGTAAAAGGACCTAACTATAAAGAGCCTAATCTAAAGCGGGTTCTATTTCCTCAGGAGAAGTAAAATGGATATATTTATTACATTAATAGCAGTTAGCGCTGCTGTTTACGGCGTTTATTGGGTTGTAAAGAGAGAGCGTGAGCGTAATAAGCCACTTGACGCAGCTCTCGACAGGGTAGAAGAGAAGGTTGAAGCTAAGGTAGAGCAGGTTGTTGAGGCCGCTAAGGAAGAGGTCAAGGAAGCTGTTGCTGAAGTTAAGATTAAGACCAAGAAAGTAGCTGAAAAGGTTGAAGAGAAGGCCAAGGCTGCTATAAAAGGTCGCAAGCCCAAGAAGTAACTTGCCTCTACCGCAAGGTTGATATATAAATAATATGCAAGTGCCATTTCGGGCTTGTAATACATCAACCTTGCTTTTAGGAGGTCTAAATGACTAATCTACTTAACGCCTGGGCTCCATATACAGTAGGCTTCGAAGACACTGTTAAGCGTCTTTCAGAACTAGCCAATACTACGCTCAAGGCCGCAAATTATCCCCCATATGACATCGTCAAGGTAGACGATAACAAGTACGTTATCGAGATGGCTGTTGCTGGTTTCGGCAAGCAGAATATCGAAATTGAACTAGCTGATAGTAAGCTAGTCATTTCTGGTAAGCTCGATAGTGACGAAAAGAATCTAGCAAATATCCTCTATAAGGGTATTGCTAATCGTCCATTCCATCGCTCATTCAATCTCGCCGATACTGTAGAAGTAGAAGGTGCAGAGCTCGTTAATGGTATTCTAAAGATCTGGCTAGAGAACATCATTCCTGATCATAAGAAGTCACGTAAGATCGAGGTAAAGGATGTAGAAGAGCAGAAGACATCAAAGTCTAACCCACAGGTACTTAAGGGTTAATGTCTGCTTTTCTTTCGAGGTTGAAAAACCTCTTCACTAGAGAGCCAAGCTATGTGCAGTATATCGATGCCGCACATGATGTAAGAGAGTATGAAAGTAGAATGAGATCGCTTGGTACATTAAATGCAAACTTACTCTATTTGAGTAAGTGCTAACTTCGAGGGGGCTGAAAGGCCCCCTCTCTTTTTGTTGATATGTTTTGCTGACTATTATATAATGAGTACTATAAGAGGTGAATGATGAAGTTTTATACTAGCGTCGCAAGGCATTTTGATAATATTCTAGTCCGTGGGTATGAGAACGGACAGCGAATCTCACGTAAGATACCATATAAGCCGTATCTTTTCGTGCCATCTAAAATTAAACAAAGTAACTACCGTACTCTAGATGGTAAAGTAGTAGATAAGATTGAATTTGCATCTATGTCTGAATGCAATCAATTTGTAAAGCGATATAAGGATGTAAGCGGTTTTGAATTCTTCGGACATACTAACTTCCAATACCCTTTCATCAATGATGAATATCCTGACGATATTATCTTCGATAAGAGTCTTGTATCGGTAGTTACTATCGATATCGAGGTAGACTCCGTAGGTGGCTTTCCTAATATTGAACTAGCCGATAGGTATATTACAGCTATTACTCTTCGTAAGAACGATGAAATCGTTGTTATGGGGCTTAAGCCCTATATAGTGCATGACTCTCGTGTTACTTACTTTCATTGTAATAATGAAGAGAATCTACTATTCAAGTTTATTGAGACTTGGAAGCGATTCAACCCTGATATCGTTACGGGATGGAACGTAGAGTTCTTCGATATTCCCTATATGGTAAATCGAATCAAGCGAGTACTAGGTGAAGATCAAGCTCAAAAGCTATCTCCTTGGAATATCCTTGAAAATCGTAAGTTATTCGTACAGGGTCGCGAGTATACTATCTATAGTCCTGTGGGTGTTACAGTGCTCGACTATCTTCAGCTTTATAAGAAGTTCTCTTATAAGATGCAAGAGAGCTACCGGCTTGATTATATCGCGCACGTAGAGCTCGGAGAGAAGAAGCTAGATTACTCTGATTACAGCTCACTTGCACAGCTGTATACTCATGACTTTCAAAAGTATATTGACTATAATATCAAGGACGTAGATCTTGTATACGCGCTTGATAATAAAATGAAGTTTATCGAGCAGGTAATGGCTATCGCGTATAGCGGTAAAGTTAACTATCCCGATACCTTTACTACTGTTCGTATGTGGGATATTATTATTCATAATTACCTACTGAAGCAGAATATTGTAGTACCTCAGAATAAGTTCGCTGAGAAGGAAGAGCAGATTACCGGCGCTTACGTCAAGGACCCTCTTGTTGGCATGCATGAATGGGTAGCGTCTTTCGACGTTAACTCCCTATACCCGATGCTTATTATTCAGTATAATATCAGCCCTGAAACTCTTGCGGGTAAGGTGAAAAAGACTTTTACTATCGAAGATGCTCTCGACGGGTATTATAGCAATATTATTGAGAATCTTAAGAGTAATAATCTTACTGTAACGGCTAATGGTGCTTTGTTTGATCGCGATAGACAGGGCTTTCTTCCGAAGCTTATGAGCACTCTTTATGATGAACGAGTGCTGTATAAGGATAAGATGATCCAAGCTAAGAAGACGTTAGAGAAGGTAGAGAGCGGTCAATATACTGAACCTGGGGTATCCAAGGCTGAGCTTAAGAAGAAGTATGAAGCCTTGGTTGCTCAGTATAATAACAATCAGATGGCTCGTAAGATTATTCTGAACTCGGGCTATGGTGCTTTGTCAAATGCTGGGTTTAGGTATTATGATGATACCCTAGCTGAAGCTATTACTATGTCTGGTCAACTTTCTATTCGCTGGATTGAGAATACACTTAACAAGTATATGAGTAAGGTTCTTAAGACTGATAAGACTGATTATATTATTGCGGTAGATACTGATAGTAATTATCTCAAACTGGGTCCTCTTGTAAATCAAGTATTTACACGAGAACAGCAGAAGAATACTTCTGATATTATTAATTTTATGGATAAGATATGCCAGGAGAAGATTGAACCTCTTATCGAAATGGCATTTGATGAGTTGGCGACTTATGCTAATGCATATTCTCAAAAGATGAAGATGAAGCGCGAGAACTTAGCCGATAAGGCCATCTGGGTCGCGAAGAAACGCTATATTATGAACGTCTGGGATAGCGAAGGTGTTCGTTATAAGGAACCTAAGCTTAAGATGATGGGGATTGAAGCGGTAAAGACCTCTACTCCTTCTGCTTGCCGTGAAATGATTAAGGATACTCTTAAGCTAGTAATGTCTACTGATGAAAGGACTGTAATTAAGCATATCGATAACTTCCGTGAGAAGTTTGAAAATATGTCATTCGAGGACATTGCATTTCCTCGAGGCTGTAAGGAAATGGATAAGTGGAGTGATAAGACTACGGTTTATAAGAAAGCTACTCCTATTCATGTAAAAGGTTCACTACTGTATAATAGTATGATTAAGAAACTAAACTTAACTCAATACCCGGAGATCGGAGAGGGTGAAAAAATTAAGTTCTGTTATCTTAAGCTACCGAATCCAATTCAAGATACTGTTATTGCTTCTACGGGAGGGCTACCACCTGAGTTCGGATTGGACAAATACCTAGATTATAGTAAGCAGTTTGAAAAGAGTTTTCTAGAACCGATTAGTTCCATCCTAGATAAGATAGGATGGAAAACAGAACAAAAAGCAACACTTGACGCGTTTTTTTAGGAGATTATGATGTCGTTAAAAGAGAAGCTACTTAAGAACTCTACTGTAAAGCTAACTTCCATGTTAGCGGATAGTGCACTGTATAAGGCTAAGGATATGATTCCTACCCCTGTACCGATGATTAACGTTGCGTTATCTGGTCGTATTGATGGAGGCCTTACGCCTGGCGTGACTATGCTTGCTGGGCCTTCCAAGCATTTTAAGACTGGTTATGCACTACTACTAGCATCTTCGTATCTAAAGAAGTACTCTGATGCTATTATACTATTTTATGACTCTGAGTTTGGAACTCCTCAGAAGTACTTTGAGACGTTTGGTATCAATCTTGATCGGGTCGTTCATACTCCTGTAACTGATATTGAAGAATTAAAGCATGATATCTCAGTTCAGATTCAGAATCTAGAACGAACCGATAAGGTTATTATTGTTATTGACTCTATCGGTAATCTGGCGTCTAAGAAAGAAACTGATGATGCTATCGAGGGTAAGACTGTCGCTGACATGTCTCGAGCGAAAGCTTTAAAGTCACTTTTCCGTATCGTAACTGCTAAGTTGACTCTCAAAGATATTCCTATGATTGTTATTAATCATACCTATAAGGAAATTGGTATGTTTCCTAAGGATGTTGTGGGAGGCGGTACTGGGTCTTATTATGGCGCTGATAATATCTGGATTATCGGCCGTCAGCAAGAAAAGGAAGATGGAGAGATTGCAGGTTATCACTTTGTTATTAATGTTGAGAAGTCACGATACGTAAAAGAAAAGTCTAAGATTCCTATTACTCTAACGTATGAAAACGGTATCAATAAGTGGTCTGGACTTCTCGATCTAGCTATGGAAGGTGGTTATATCGTTAAGCCGAAGAATGGTTGGTACGCTGTTGCAAATAAGACCACTGGTGAGTTAGGCTCTAATATGCGTGCAGGTGACTTTATCGATAATTCTGAGTTCTGGACTAAGCTACTAAAAGAAACAGACCTGGCTTCTTTCATCGAAAGAAAGTATACTCTTACAATGGGCAGTATCATGGATGAAGACGAGGTAAGTGAGTGAGAGAAGATTTAATTCTTTCTAGTCTAGTATATAACGAAGACTATGCTAGAAAAGTAATTCCGTTTCTTAAGGCAGAGTACTTTCAAGACTCCGCCGTTAAGGACGTATATGAAGTTGTAGATGAGTTTCTTAAGAAGTATAATACGCAACCTACAAAAGAGGCTATTAAAGTTGAGCTTGATGCTAAGACTGGTGTAAGTGAAAATCGCTATAAAGAGATTACTAATGTAGTAGATAGACTAGCACCTGTTAATGAAAATCTAGATTGGTTAGTGGAGAAGACTGAAAGTTACTGTAAGGATAGGGCAGTTGTAAACGCTCTCTATCAGTCTATTCAGATTGTAGATGGTAAGGATAGTAAGTTTAGTAAGAACGCTATCCCAGGAATTCTTACTGACGCTCTCGCGGTAAGTTTTGATAGTAGTATTGGTCATAACTTCTTGGATGATAGTGAAGCTC